AAACAAACATCTTGCTAAAGAGTTTAAGGATTTTTGTAAAACAGAGAAGAAGTCACCACATAAGGTGGCTGAATACCTAATATCATTGGGTATGAACTCTCTGAAGCATTACGAAAAACCTAAAGTGTCTGTTGACATCGAAGCTCTTTAAATAGGTTTTTGACATTTGTTAGCGAATCCATCGCTTGCATCTCTTCGTCTTTAATAGTTTTCTGTTTACTGCCGTCTGGAAAAGTAAACAAAACCTTTTGTGGATCTAATGCAACCAAAGCATAAACGTCTATTGCATCTTTATCGTATTGTCTTTTTTTGGTAAACGAACCACGCCTAAAGTCATACTCCCATGACACTCTGTGGTTTCTTATTTTAGATTGTGTTTTAACTTGGCACTTATATAATGTGTGGTCAACATCAAAGATGATGTCTGCTTCTGCGCTATGCGGAACAATAACCACAGTATCAGCGTATAAAGAAAGTAACGAGGCTACTAAGTATTCTCCAGATCGGCCAACTCTTTCTGATTGGCGTGGCATGGGGTTATTGTGGTACTGCTAACAATGATTGTTCTTTATATTGATCTTCTATTAAGCTTTGAGCTTGTGGTCCTGTAAGACCAATACTTGTTAAAACAGCTACTTTTGCATCTATTGGTAAACCACTTTTTGTTGCCCAGTTTTTAAAAGAAGCTTTAGTTGCTGGATTTGTTAGAGCAGTTGCTAATGTTTTTGGTGTTAAATATGCGCCAGCAGCAATACTAAAACCTGTTGTTACATCGCCAGTCGCTAATCCACCAACCGTACCAAAACCTAATGCTGTATAAAATTCTCTTTGTGCATTTGCTACAGCTGTATTAGAAAAATTAACTGATTTACCAGCTTCCTTAAAACCTTTAGATAAATTTTCAATATCATCAACTTTTGTACCTAGAGCTTGTATAGATATTGGTAATTCGCCTGTACCCTTTTTTAGTTTTTCGAGATTACTAACTGTTTTTCCAGCTGTAAAGGCATTGTCGACATTTCTAGTTATATCAAAAAATTGCTTTTCACCAAGCAGTTTTAGTTGATTTTCATTACCTAAACTTTTATTAAAAACGCTACCTAAAAACTCATTAGCTTTTGATGGTTCTGTTTTTAAATTGCTTTCTAATTTATTGTAAATTTTTTCTGATGGTAAATAATCTTTACCAGCCTGTGTTGTTATTGGTCTGATTTGTTTGTTGATAACTTCACTACCTTTTTTGTAGTAATCATTTGCCAATCTTGCTGTTACAGCCACATCACCACCAAGAGATTCTGCCGCTTGGAACATATCGTCAGATAGGGCTGCATATAATTTTTTTAAATCATCTAAGTCAGGAGATGTACCAACAACGAAACTTCCTTTTAATTGTCTGCCTATTGTAGATCTTAAATTAGCCAAGTCTCTGTATGTAAGCTTTGGCTCTCCTTGAAAGTATACTGACAATCTATCACTCAAATTTTTACCTAATAATTCAGTCAAGCCTTTGTTAGAAAATCTATATTGATTTGCTTTTAATACTTTTTGTGTATTGTTTAAATCAAAAACTTTTCTTCTAGGTATTTTTTTGTTTAGTGTATTGTATAAAAAATCTGATCTTGTTAAAAAGTCTTGCTCAAATTTTAAAGCTGCATCTAAAATTAAATCTCCAGCAGCCTGTTGTGATAAGTTTGAACCAGTAGATGTTAAGTCTGTAATAGCATTATCTAGTTGATTTAGTGCATCATTGTATGACTGTGCAATTTTTCCACCACCTACTGTTGTAGCTAGTGCATTTTCTGTTCTAGCAACTTTAGGACCTGTAGTTACACCTAATGGTAAATCTTTCATACCTAAGTTTTCAGCAGATTTATAAATAGATTTAGCAACTGGGTCATTAAATACTTTATTTGCACCCTGTCTCAATACATCAAGACCTTTTTGCATTGGAAATGGTGTCAAGCCTTCTATTGTTCCTTGTAAGGCCACATCACCAGCATACTCTGATAATGTTCTAGTATCTTCAGCACCTTCGCCAAAAAAGTAACGCAATGCATTATCATATATTTCACCAGCTACTACAGATCCACCAGCACCGCCTGCCGCAACACCAACAGGAACACCCACTACAGTTGGTGAGGTTGTTAAAGCTCCAGCAGCTGCACCTAAACCACCGCCTATTAGTTCAGCACCAATTCTTCCGTATTCAAAAACATCTCCTAAATCAAAACCGCCTGGATTAAACAAGGTTGGTTGTTTGGTTTTAGGATTTGTAAATACATAATTACCTGAACCAAAAGGAATAGCGTCTGGATAATACTTTTTGATTAATTTTAATTTATCTTCAGGTTTTTTATATGCAGAAACAGTTGCTCTTATTTTTTTTGGCGCACCTGTTTTATTGTCTAAATTATCAAAAGACAAAGCACCGCTAGGTAATGGAGGTGTTGTTGTTGCTCCTTTTGGTAGTTCTAATGCCATGCTTATTATTGTACCGCTTGACCAGTATCAGAATATATCCAACCATCGCCTGTTGCATTTACTTCTATTTTTTTACCGCGTAAATAAGCAGTTTGTTTTGTTTGAGTAATTGTCCCTTTTGGCACTTCCATTCCTAATTCGGTAAATATTGGTGTTTTTCTATCACTAATAGAACTTAGTAAGTTATCTAATTGTTTCTTTATGCCAGCAGTACCGCCTGATATAAAAAATTGTTGAAATCCTGTAGGATCACCAACCATGCTTTGTAATAAATCTAAATCAGGTCCAGCAAGCACACCAAGTTCTTCTAAGTTTTTAAGCTCTAATAATAATGATGTATACTGACTTTGTATATCAGCTCTATCTTCTCCCCTTGTAAGTGGGTTAGGTTGTATTTCATCTAATTTTTTTTGGAAAGCTAATATTTTTCTTTCTGAATTATTTACTGTGTCAATTTGTGTTTGTAAGGTTTTTCTTCTTTCTGGAGACACCAGAACAATTTCTTCTTCTTTTGGCTCTGTAACAACTGGTTTTTTATCTACAGTATCAACACCAATAGGTGGTAAATAATCGTCTTTAGAAATTATGCCTGGCTCTTGTGTAGTTACCTGTTGCCCAAACTCATTAATATATGTTTTTGTTTTTGGTTGAGATAAATAATCAACAGCAGTTTTATACATAGGAGACCGTCTTACAGATTCGTCTTTTTGTCCTTCCAGAACAGTATTGTAAAATTGATTAACAACGCCTTGTCCTTTGAATTGTTCTCCGCTGTCTTTGCTTATGGTTTTCATCATCAATTCTAACCTTTGGTTTGGATTCATCATATCGCCAAGACTGGTTATTTGTGGGTCTATAGTGCTTTCTTTTTTAAATTTTTCCCACAGCTTGTTTTGTTCCTCTTGTTTCTTTTTACCTTCTTGCATTTGTTGTAATTGCATAGTGTTTTGCACAAAGTTCTTGTCACCTTTTAAAGCACCACCTAAAGCATAAAGCATTAATGCAAGTTTATCGTTTTTACCACCACCCATAGGACTAGGTGTTGTGCCACTAGGTTGTGGAGTTATAGGTGTTACACCAGTTGGTAAATTGGGTTGTGGTTGTGATTGGAAAAAACCAAAAGGATTTGCAAAATTAAGAGCCATTATAAAACTCCGTAATTAACCATGTAATAACCATTAGCATCTTTAGTTACTGCCTCTGGCATATACTTCATAACTTCTTGTGCTATTACACCTCTTGTTGGATCGTTTACTCCAAGCTCTTTAGCTTTATCATTCCAATCCCAAGTATATAGTTTGTGTCCGTTTTTAGATGTGCCTATTGGTTTAATGTTTTCTTTTAATTTTTTGTCAGAAAACATTAACTTTGTTGCATATAGTTGTGCGCCAGTACCCAATATATCACCTAAACCAGTTTTTTGTTTACCAGTTGTAGTTGTGGTAACTAGTGGTGTTCCCATACCAGCTTGCAATAAACCAATTTGTTGTGGTCCATAACCAAGCGCTCTTTGGAACTCGCCTCTTTGTGCATCAATTGCTCTTTGTTGTAGCATTTGTTGTTGTGCGCCTGTTTGACCTAGCAAACCTAACTGTTGTAATTGCTGTCCTTGTAAACCACCCAACAAACCTGCTTGTTGCTGTCTAGCTTGTAATTCAAACTGTGGTGCAAACATAGCCATTTGTTGCTGTCTTGCAACGTCTGCTTCTGCCGCTCTTTGCGCCTGCTCAAAGCCTGCTTGTCTTAAACCAGCAGAGGTTCTAGCCATCTGCTCTGCGTATGGTCTTTGTGATTCTGCTTCTAATAATGCAGATCGTGAACCACCAAAAGCACCTGCTCTGATTGCTCTTTCCTGCGCACCGCCACGCGCTATATCAGCTTGTCGCTGTATATCTTGCATAGCTAAATCTATAACTTGTTGTTGATAAGGAGATTGATAAGCACCTATGTCTTGACCAAGCAAAGAAGCGGCTGGACCAGTCATAGGCCTAGCTTCTTGTGTTAGTGTTTGCAACCCTTTCGTTGGGTCAAACTGCATACCTGTTTCAAATAGTCCTCTAGTAGCCTGAAACTGTCGTAATTGATCTGGTGAGAAGCCAGCGACCATTGGGCCTGTATAAGGTATAAACGGCTGTTGTGCTACACCTTTAGCTGCACCAAAAAGCTCTTTAAATTGTGCTTCTTGGTACGCTGGTAAACTTTGTTCTACTGTTGATGTGGTTTTTCCTTTACTCATAAGTCTTTTCTAATTAAATGTTCTGTCTCAAATCCTAGATGTTTTATCTTTCTAATCCATCCTTTTCTACCGCCACCGTATAATCTTTTAATACCTGCGGCTTTTGCAAATGCTTCTATTGATGGTAGCATTTCTTCTAATTCTTCGTAATCACCACCACAAAATAATAAATTCATTGCTTTAACTTGTGGATATATTACAAATTCTGTTATGTATGCAGACTTTTTGCCTGGCCATAAATGGAATATACCATGTCTTATTTTATCTTCTATATCGTCAATTGTATAGGAATCTTGATACTTTACAGCTTTTGCTATATAAGGTTTACACCTTTCCCATTCAATTTCCCAAGGATCTTTCTTCGCTTGGCTTATATCAACTACTTTATTAGTCACCTTTTGCATATTCAACTATACTCATGTGTATATCTAAATTACCAGCATGATTGCCTTGTACTTTTATTATTTCACCTTGATGAATAATAATTGGTCTTTCTAGTAATTCTGAGGTGCTATTAGCACTTATAACTTTGCCATTAAAAAGATTAAAAGTATCAGAATCATGTGTATTAGTAACATCTATTTGTGTTTGTTGCCCTTGATGTTCACACACTAAAAATGATTGTATTACTGAAAAAGTAAAATCATCTCCAGATGGAGCTGTATAAACTGTATAGTCAGTATTAGCTAAAGTAATATTAATATGTACGTTTACAGCTCTTTGTATATACTGTCTTTGTGAGGATAAATCCATTATCTTCTACCTCTAGTTCTTACATTTAATCTTATATTACCAACTTGGAAGTCTTGGTTTGTGCTACCTGTTACAGTCATTTGTACTTGTCGTGCTGTAAACCTAGCATCGGTATATCCGTCATTTTCAAAGGTAAAACTACCAAAGTCTGTTTCGCTACCTAATGGGGTAAACTTACCTTTAAAACTTATGGTTACACCTGGTAATGTGTTTGCTTCTTCGTCTGGAATAATCTGATTACATTGCACATAGTTATCACCGTTACCTAATTCTATTGGACCGCTTGTACAAAAGGGTGCATCACTATTTAAGTTTGGTGAATTAGATAAAGTGGTTGATTCATGTTCGTAAACAAAACCGTTTGAATCACCAGCAATAGGATAGTTAAACGCGCCTTGGTCAATCCAACAGCCTCTATCTAAAGAACCTATAGACCAAGTGTTTTCTAAGTAATTCCAGATTACATATTTGTTTGGTGTGTATTGTCCATCACCTACAGGAAAACCCCACCATATTTCATTAAAGTTAGAATTATGTCCACCCCAACATGATTGCTTGCCTTGTATGTTTAGATTGTCATACACATAATCATGCACATCGCATGGTATTTCTCTTACAACACCATCATAAACAAAGAATGAGTTTTCACCCATCCACGCTAAAAAGTTTCCTGTTTGTACTACTGATCTTCTACTTACAGCTTTACAGTTTGCACCTGCTGCTGCGATACCATAAACAAACGGAGAACCTACATAGCTCATTCTATCTATACCAGTATCACTAAAGACTATGACATCGTTTTGATATTTAACACCTAATAATGCACGACCACCTGTAGGTATTTGTACATCACCTGCTGTATTAGTAGCTTTAGATATCCAGGTGTTTCTATCTTCTCTATCACTCCAAGATACCTTTCTAGGGTCGCCACCAGAACCAATAGCAACTAAATGCCTTTCATTAGTTACTAGAACAGCCTGACAGCCTGTAGGAGCGTTTGTTACGACTGTACCAATGGTATCAGCTGTACCTCCTGAATTAGGTTGCCATTTGTAGATTTTACCGTCACCAGAAAAACAAAAGACTAAATCTTCACCCCAGTTGTCAAAGGAGAAATGACCTGAAGCAAGCGGTAGTCCAGATTGGCTTCTAGCATCGCCATAATCTTCTACGTTATAGTGGTATGCACCATAACCAAGAGGATCGTTGTCAGCGTCACTTACAAAGCCAGATGGTGTTATATCAGTCCAAGTATTGTCGTATAAGACATATACCTTTTGTCTTGTACCTACAGCTAGTATGGATTCACCAAGATTATCCTTATAGGCATACATACCTATAGGTTCACCGTCTAATGCTGTGTTTCTTAATTTAGTCCAACCACCAATAGGTTTGAGAAATCCGTTTTCAAAACGCACAAGATTGCCGTCAACCCAACGACCCTTGTTAGCATAGTCAGTTCCGTTTTTGACTATGCCAGCTGGCGGAGTTACAGGCAATAGTGCCATTGTTTAACCTATAGTTTTAGTAACAGATGTAGGATTGATTTGGCTATCAATGTTGCTGTCTAATCCAGTTTTTAGATTAGCGACTTTATCATCACCCATACCTGCTGTAACCCAACCAGTAACTGTGTCATTGGTAAGATCTGCAAATGGTATAAAGCTAGATATGTCATCTGCATTAACGCTGTGAGTACCATAAACAGAAGCTGAATAGTTATTACCTTCAGCGTCTTGTTGATCGCTCTCTGCGTTTAATCGCCAATGTACGTTGTAAACAACGTCTGAATGACTGTCGTGTGTTGGATAAACATCTACTGTTTTACAGTCCCAAGTATATGTATTTGCCATAATTATTCTCCTTTTAAATTAAATTGCTGCAATAATAAATGCTAAGAGTTCAGAATATCTAACTCCTAACCTAGTTTTTTCTTCGCCTGTCTCTTCGTCAGTCCAAGTGTTGCTACAGAACATAGCATAATCACCTGCATCTAATCCTTCAGCAGTAAAAGCATCCTGTAAATCTTGAGCTATAATTCCAAAGTGGATTCTAGCTTCCTCACCTTTTTCTTCAACAGCAGACTTAAACTTAAATTTCTTTAGTAAACCTTTAGCTGCAACAGCTACTCTAGTTTCTGCTTCTGTTAAATTTTCTATGTCTTGTTTTTCGTTTCTGTCAGAAGTTTGGATAGTGCCATTGGTTGCATAGATGTCTTTGAATCGACTTGAACTATCACCTAAATCAACTGCATCATCGTCAATAACATTATTTTTTACTGGGTAAATTGATGAAGTACCAAACAACACTCCTGACGAATTTCCTGCTGTACCAATTTTTAAGAAGCCGCCTGAATGACTACTAATACTTCCAACTGCTGAGCTGTCTTTGTAAAGAGTAATAATACTACCATCTGAACTAAGTCTATTTAATGACATGACATTGCCATCATTTACAAAATCATTATCTCCTGATGCGTATAAAGCTGCACCTGCTGTACCAAAGGCTGTAGAAGTCTTACCCACCAACAAGTTACCTGAAGAATCAATACGCATGGCTTCTGTACCTGCTGTATGAAAAACCATTCTATTATCAGAATGAACATACTCAACAAGACCTGCATCAGCACCATCATTCCATCTAATACCACTAGCACTAGTTGAACATAAAGTAATACCCTGTTCAGTAGCAGATGTATTATCACCAACAATTAAATTATCAGCATTGTTTGAAACACCTGAATTTGAGGTTGTTCCAAGCATCACACGACCTGAAGAATCAATGGTCATAGCCCGTGTAGCTGCATCCGTTCCTGTCGTGCTTCCGTGTACAAAGAATCCTAGTCCAACAACATCTGCATCCGAAGCACTATCACCTATTGCAGCTATACCAGCTGAGCCAGTG